TTCATGATAGGTTACCTCCTTAGCCCAGAGACAGGACACGGGCGATGGGGATTGCCTTGTGGGAGATGTACTGAATGTTGTCACCCTCTGCGCTGTGAACCAGCATCCAGTTGACACCGTTCTTCAGCTCAGCGTTGGTGGGAGATGCAGTTGCCATGGACTTCTTGGTGAAGGAGATGCCGTAAGGTGCGAAGCACTTACGCTGACGGGAGTACAGGGTATCCTGACCGCCGTTCTTGGCTGCGTTACGGTCCATCTCGTAGGGAACCTTGACGCCGCAGTCGGTGAACTCAATGGCGCCATCACCCAGAACATAGCTGGTGTAGACGGTGCCGCCTTCGCCGGCCTCGGAGGGCATAGAGTCGTCGACCATGACCAGACGGCCGTTCAGGGTAGCCAGAGTCAGATCACGCTCAACGCCGTTGGCATCGGTGTACTTCAGGTAAGCCAGAACCTTGAGGTTCTCCAGGTTGGTGGCAACAGCGGAGTGCATGATAACCATGCTGAACTTGCCCTTGTTGTCGCCGCAGGCCTTCTGAATGCCGGTATTCAGGGTAGTAGCATCCATGTGACCCATCTTGCCCTCAGAGTTGGCGATAGCGGTAACGTCGTAGGTATGAGCCTCGACGAACTTAGCGCCCTCGGCGTCGGTCATATTGAAGACACCAGTCAGGATGGCAACCAGAGTATCCTGGTCGACTTCCTCCCAGTAGTCATGGATCTGCTGTGCGACATTCTCCATGAAGTCCTCGCCGCCGGTGATGTCGTAAGCGAAGTCCAGTTCAGTCCAGCCCTTGGCACGGCCAACGACCACACGATCGTGGCTGAAAGTGACAGTGGTGGCATCGGTGATGTCGGTAGCGCCGTCGTAGTTGTCGGGATCTCCGCCGATCAGACCACGCAGCTGAGTGGAGATGAAGTTACCACCGACCTGATCAGCCATGGCAGCGGCCAGATCCTGACGGGGACGGATTGCACGGCTCTTGATGAGCTCGTTGCGCTGGGTGTTGGGAATGCGTTCCATGTATCCCTGGAACACCTCTGCGTTGAAATTCTTGTAGTTGAAAACACCAGGCATAGGTTAATTCCTCCTTGAATTATTCGTAGGTGGCTACGTAGTTGGGGTCTGCGTTCTTCGCCGTCATCATCTGAGAAAGGGTCTTCCGTGCAGGGGGAGGATCCTTCTTGGGATCAGGGTCGGAGAACTTAGGCTTCTTGGGAGGTTCAGCGGAAGCAAATGCAGGCTGATAGTCGGGATCCTTGGTCAGACCTTCCATCCACTCCTTTGCGCCAACGAAGGCACCGTCCTTGAGCTCGAATTTCTTGGCCTCGAACTCAGCTCTGATGCCTGCGGCAGCAGCCTTGGAAGAGAACTTGTAGTTAGCCATGAACATATCCGCGGCGTGACTGCGGGCCATGCTGTCCAGCTGATCCTGCAGAGCCTTGGTATCGGTGGCATGCTTCTGCTCCCAATCGGATGCAGACTTCTTGATGCCATCGATATCCATGTCTTTATAGGACTGGATCGTGGTGTTGGCCTCGGAGAGCTGTGTCTCCAAGCCAGAAATCTTGGCATCTCTGGTTTCGATCTCGTTCTTGTGCTTGTCCTTGGAGACATAGCCACCGTCTGCGAGATTGACGACCTTGAGCTTGCCGGCAGTGACCTTTTCAGCAAGCTGATCGTAGGTCAGAGCCTCGGGGTTGCCATCGGCAGTAGTGCCAAACAGCGCTTTCAAAAATTCCATGTGAACTCTCCTCCATCCTGATTTCGTTTAAGCTCCGGTTCTCTCCGGCATGGATGGGCGTGCATTTATATCCCGGCACGCTAGGGTAATGTGATCGGTTTATATGCCACGACCCAGGGCAAATACGGTATGAAAAAAGCAACCATCCGGAGGATCCGGACAGTCGCTTGAATCATCAGACTGTGTGGGTACCTTCTACGCCACGCTGCTCTCTACCCATGGTCCGCTTACGGAGCCAGAGCAGCGCCTCTTCCAGAGCGGTAATTGCCAGAGCGTTTTCCCGGCAGCTGAACTCGCTTTTCTGGAAGTGTTCCAGGCGGTCGATGACCATGTTAATCAGGTCTTCGTTGCAGACACCATTGACGCCACATTCCTTGATGGGGCCTTCCTGGAAGTGGATCTCGCAGAGGACATCGCTATCCTCATTCTTCACGTATTCCCTGCACTGCTCCTGGTTGGGATAGGGGCAGTAGTTGAACACGCACTCGGGATTCTTGCAGACCAGATTATGGTGTGCTCTCTTGACCACGTACCGGTGAGGGGCGTTGTAGGAGTAGTCCTCCTCGACTTCCACCTTCGTGTATTTACTGGTCAGAAGATCTCTTTTGAGTTCCTTCATGATTTCATCCTCCTAGTTTTACTTAGTTTTGGATTAAGTTTGACTTTTCCTCTTGGCCCATACCGCTCTTGAACTTACACTGCGGTTGAAGCCAGGAGTTTGTTCACGCTCCCGCAGGCGGGTGCGTCCAGTCCTGAGTAAGAAGTCGTCCATCTTGGCCTCTCGCCGTTTCAGCTTGAGTGCTGCTTGGTTGAAGTCCTCTTTGAACGACTGCTTTGCCGATCCGTTCGCTGCCTCGTATGCGGCATTGAGAGCAACACATTCTTTCTTCGCTGCCCGGATCTGGCGTTCATAGTATCTTTGCTGTTGCTGGTTCTCATAGTCAGCATTATTGCTGCGCCCTGCATCCCGGGAGGGATCCCGGCTGAATGCAGGGGTAGATAACCCCTCGAAATACGGATAGAAATTGTGGTAACAGTTCCAACCGCACAAGCCTGCACCGGTACCGTAACCGGTAGCAGAATAGAAATCTTCGTATTCCTTGTGTTTGCCTCGGATGCAATAGATCTGCCCTTGCCATACAGCATGAGAAGGTCTTGCGCCTGCGTGGGATGTAACTTCGACCAGCTCACAACCCATTTCATCTGCCCGGGCAAGCTGAAGCTTTGCAATGCTCTGATTTACGCCAGTTATAACGGCTCTCCGGACAGCATTTTCCATGCTTGACTTATGTCCGGATGGATAGGCTATCTTGGAGATCTCTTGCCTTGCCAGTTCCCAGATCGCCCTGCGGATGGCTGTCTCAGGATCGTATGCACCACTCATAACCTGTAAAAAGGCTTTGTCACAGAGGTTACGGAACGCAACCTCTGTCGTCATCGCCCTGGTCTGAGTGAAGTTGGCTATCAGCTTCAGGGTATCATCCGTTCCGTGCAGGAGAATAGCCGCAAGCGCAGGAGATTCGGAGAAGGCCAGCGGATGCAGGCCTGCCATGCGGTAGATCGCATCGTCATACTCCAACGCTTTCATTCCAGCTTCGTTCATCAACCTGCGGATCTCCTGTTCGGAATAACCGGATGCTTCGGCCAGGATCTTCTGAACATTCCGATTGAGCAGACCGACTTCACGAGCTTTCATAATCTGCCATTCAGAAGTCTCAGATACAAGCCTCATCTTGACTATCCGTTTGGCCACATCTGCTATGATTTCATCCTCGACAGCCGCAAAGGTTTCCACAACCTCATCCGCACACCCAATCAGATATTCAGGTGGTAACATCTATGCACCGCCTTACTTCTTGGGATCCTCTTCAGGCTCCTTAAGCGGATCGTTACCGTCAAAGCCAAGGATCTGATCGTCAGTCATGCTCTGAGATTCCGCCAGGATCTTCTTGGCCTGCACCTCAGTTTCACCGTACCATTTCACACGGTACTCCCACTTCTGCATCAGGCCCTGAGAAACTTCCTGCTGGTCAGCAAGTTTCTCTGCTTCGGTATCGACAATGATGCTGTCATCCCACTTGTAATTCGTGGTGTATTTACCATCAGGAGCCATATCGTAAAGCTGTGCCAGGACATACACCGCATAGATATAATCCTCGATCGCCGCCTCAAACGACTCCTGGATGTCTGATATGAGGGTGTAGGATCTCTGCTTCATGATCTTGATTTCTGTGGCTGTCTTTGCGGCCTCAGTGGGATCGGACAGGGTACCACGGGACAGGCAGCAGGCATCTTCAATCTGCATCAGGATACGATTCAGACCGCTCATGTAGTTGCTGTCCCGGAGGTTGGGTGCCCATGCCTTCAGGAGCTCATTGGTGGATCCCGTCAGAGCCGCGGCATCGAGGTCATTCGTGCGGTACAAGCGTTCCTTGCCCTTCGGCAGCTGCGGGATGCCATCAAAGACAGCAAAGGCATCAGAGGATGCATCGATAGCCAGTTCGCCGCCTTCGTATTCCCAAAGGAAGCGCTGGTACTGCTCGTCGGCATCCCGGATCAGTTCAACAGCTCGGCTGTACACGGACACGCCCAGAGGAGATGTCATATCCGTTGTATTGCCGATGGGGATCTTGAAGTAAGAGAACAGAGGAGAATCGATGCCCTGGATCTTCACCTCGGGATCGATGTCTGCCCACTCTGCAACTTCGGCCAGTTCACACCGTTTACCCAAGGTCTGCTCCATGGTAGAGACAAAAGCCTCGTTGGTCACGGTGTAGGTAGTTCCGATCAGCTCATGCTTTTCGAGACGGCTGAAAACTCTCTTTCCTTCCCAATGACGGTAGATGAAGTATGCGGAAGTGATCTTCATGCTACTGTTATAGGCGATCGGGAAGAAAGCGTTTGCCTGGATGAACTCAGGGTGGATCTTCTCGCTGCCCACGCAAGGCTTGATGATCAGGCCACCGCCGG